GCATGGAGCGCATGGGACGCCGACAACCGCGAATGGAAGTTCACCAAGGACGTCAGCATCGCCGGGGATGACGCACACAAGTGCGAAATGGTGACCCCCATCCTGACCTACGCCGACATGGACACCCTGCAGGAGCTTATCCGCCGCCTCCGCAAAGCCGGAGCCAAGAGCGATTACACAAGGGGCTGCGGAGTCCACATTCACATCGGAGCGAACGGCCACACGCCGCAGACCCTCCGCAACCTCGCCAACATCATGGCAAGCCACGAAAACCTTCTGATTGATGCCCTCGGCATTGACCGCCGCCGCATCAGCCGCTACTGCCGCACGGTCGACCCTGCCTTCCTGCAGAAGCTCAACAAGAAGAAGCCCACCACGATGAGTCAGCTCGCCGACATTTGGTACGAAGGCAACGGAGCGAACTACGGCAGAAGCCAGCACTACAACGACAGCCGCTACCATATGCTCAACCTCCACGCCACCTTCACCAAGGGTACGGTCGAGTTCAGACTTTTCCAGTTTGACGAGCCTGCGGACGGCAAGCAGAACGGACTTCATGCCGGACAGCTCAAAGCTTACATTCAGCTTTGCCTCGCCCTTTCCGAAATGGCGAAGACGGTCAAGACCGCGAGCCCCAAGCCCCAGCAGACCGAAAACCCCAAGTACGCAATGAGAACCTGGCTCCTCCGCCTCGGCTTCATCGGCGAGGAGTTCGCCACAGCAAGAGACCTTCTGACCCGCCGCCTTGCCGGGGACGCAGCCTTCAGAAACGGCAGAGCCGCTTGAAGGGTGCGGGTGTCCAGTGGACACCTCTCATCCGAAGGATGAGAAGCACCGACCGAGCCGACAGGCGAGACTGTAGCCACAACGGCCCCCACTGACCGCTCCGGCGGTCTTTCGGTGGTAAAAGGACTATTAAGGAGGTCACTTACATGGAAAAACGCTATTACATTGCTTACGGCAGCAACCTGAACATCGAGCAGATGCGGTTTCGCTGCCCGGACGCACGGGTCATCGGCACCGCCCACATGGACGGATGGGAGCTTCTTTTCAAAGGCAGCAAGACCGGGTCATACCTTACCATTGAACCGAAAGCGGGATGCACGGTTCCCGTGGCGGTATGGGAGGTATCCGAAGCGGATGAGCGAAACCTCGACCGCTACGAGGGCTTTCCCGCCTTCTACTACAAGAAGGAACTGAACCTCGCATTCACAGGCATCAAGACCGGCAAGGTGAGAAACCGCAGAGTGTTCGTTTACATCATGCACGAGGACAGACCCATCGGTATTCCCACCGCCTACTACTTGAGCGTTTGTGCCGAAGGCTACCATGACTTCGGTTTTGACACGGACATTCTGGCAAGAGCCTATCATCGCAGCAAGGAGGAAGCAAAATGAAAACCGAAATTCACGAGATCAGAGCCTGCCCCAAATGCGGTCAGAGATACACGGAGCATCCCGCACTCAGCCGCACCGATAACAAGACCCTCATCTGCCCGGACTGCGGCACCCGAGAAGCCCTCGCCACGCTGGGTATTGACGACGCGGAGCAGGAGAAAATCCTAATGACCATACATAAAAGTACCATTTGCAGGTAACATGACAATATTAGGTTAAAAGAACGAGTGGTTGGTGTGAACCACTCGTTCTTTTAATCATTTTTGCTTAAAGTAAACTTTGTACCACTCTTCGTCCTCGTCAAATGTATACATACCTATATCAATATCAATTTCATTCCATTGTTCTTCCGTTCCCGTGAATGCAATTTTATCGAGGATGCGGTTTGATTCCCTAAATCTACCGATTCTTTCTATACTGGAATGAATATGAAAAGTACGCAACTTGTCACAATAATCAAATACATATGTTCCTAATGTCTTTAGATCTCGTGGGAGATACACATCGAACGATAATTTTCCGTATCCAAAAACTGAACTTGACGGCATAATCATATTTTCTCGCGGTTCCATAACCATTTCAAGACTGTAGCATCCAGCAAATGCATCGCTACCAATATATTTTACTGTATCCGCTAAACATATTCCCTCTAAAGAACTGCAATATCCAAACGCATTTTCCCCGATGTATTCAAGTTGTGAATCCATTCCAAACAGGAATTCCGTGACAGACTCGCAATCTGAAAATGCGTCTTTCTCAATTCGTTTTAATGTTGAAGGTAGTTCAATAATATATTTTAATCCGCTATTTGAAAACGCTCCTTCTTCTATAACCTCTATCCCTTCGGGGATATCAACTCTGGTTAACCTTGAGAAATCTCTGAAACAGTTTTTACCAATACCGGTAACAAGCTTGTCTTTGTATGTTTTGGGTATTTCAATCTTTGTAGCTAATTTATCAGCATAGCCGATTACTTCATATGATTTACAGTCATTTGTGATCATAAACTTGAAGTTTTGATCAATAGAACTCATTGGATATCCACAATGAATACAAGTGGATGCCTTATCTGATACTAATTGCAAACACTCTGGACAAAGAATCAGTGCCAATTTGTACACCCCTTTTCTTATTTATAGGCTATGACAATTGATTGTATTTATCAGTATATAATTTAATTGTGATATAGTCAACTCCACATATTTTAATGTGACTCCTTTTTGTTTTTTGCCCCTTATAGCAATAATTATATTGAGATTGGAGGTGACGGCAATATGCGAAAACTGAAGAAATACAAGCCGACCCGCTTCATGGCAGAGGGCAGTTATTACGACAAGGACGCCGCCGACCATGCGGTGTGCTTCATTGAGAAGTTCTGCTGCCACACCAAAGGTCAGTGGGATGGTCAGCCCTTTGAGCTGATCGACTGGCAGGAACAGATTATCCGGGACATCTTCGGCACGATGAAAGCCAACGGCTACCGCCAGTTCAATACGGCTTACATCGAGATACCGAAGAAACAGGGCAAGTCCGAGCTTGCCGCCGCTGTTGCGCTCTATCTGCTGTGTGCGGACTTTGAGCCGGGAGCGGAGGTCTACGGCTGTGCCGCCGACCGCAACCAGGCACAGATCGTCTTTGATGTCGCTCTCGCAATGGTGAAGCGGTGCCCTGTGCTTGAGAAGAAAATGAACATTAAGGCATCGCAGAAGGAAATGGAGTACATCCCCACGGGGAGCAAGTACAAAGCCCTGTCCGCTGATGTGGCGAACAAGCACGGCTTCAATATCCACGGCGTGGTCTTTGACGAACTGCACACGCAGCCGAACCGCAAGCTCTACGATGTCATGACGAAGGGCTCCGGCGATGCACGAATGCAGCCGCTGTATTTCCTTATCACCACCGCCGGGGACAACACCAACACCATCTGCTATGAGGTGCATCAGAAGGCAAAGGACATCATCGAGGGTCGCAAGTTCGACCCATCCTTCTATCCCGTTATCTACGGTGCCGAGGAAAACGATGACTGGACTGACCCCTCGGTGTGGAAGAAAGCAAATCCCTCCCTCGGCATCACGGTCGGCATCGACAAGGTGGAAGCCGCCTGTGAACAGGCAAAGCAAAACCCCGCCGAGGAGAACAGCTTCCGGCAGCTCCGTCTGAACCAATGGGTGAAGCAGGCTGTCCGCTGGATGCCGATGGAAAAATGGGATGCCTGCGCTGCTCGGTTCTCCGAAGAAATGCTCGAAGGCCGTGTCTGCTACGGCGGCCTCGACCTTTCTTCCACCACCGACCTTACATCCTTCGTCTTGGTATTCCCCCCGGAGAGCGAGAACGAACCCTATTATGTCCTGCCGTACTTCTGGGTGCCAGAGGAGACTCTGGGCATCCGGGTGAAGCACGACCATGTTCCCTATGATCTGTGGCAGCGGCAGGGATACATTCAGACCACCGAGGGCAATGTGATCCATTACGGATATATCGAGAAGTTCATCGAGGCTCTCGGCGAACGGTTCAACATCCGTGAGATTGCCTTCGACCGATGGGGCGCGACCATGCTCTGTCAGGACTTGGATAACATGGGCTTTACCGTTGTTCCGATGGGACAGGGCTTTGCCTCCATGTCACCGCCCACCAAGGAACTGATGAACCTTGTCCTGCAAAAGAACATCGTCCACAACGGGCACCCGGTGCTGCGGTGGAACATGGACAACATCTGCATCCGCACCGACCCTGCCGGAAACATTAAGGCGGACAAGTC